GTCGCCAGCCTTCAGGTGCTGGAGCGGGCGGGCGATCTGGCGGGCGTGTCGATGGGTCAGGTCGAGCAAGCCACCGTGCAGCTGACGCGGCGGCTGAGCCAGGCGGCTGCGGGCACCGGACCAGCGGTCAATGCCTTGGACCGCCTGCACCTCTCGGCCGAGGAGTTGCAGCGCCTGCCGCTCGATGCGCGCATCGCGGCCATTCAGGAGGCGCTCGGGCAATTTGTCCCCGAAGCCGAACGCGCGGCGGTGGCCTCGCAGCTCTTCGGCGACCGCGCGGCGCTGGTGTTCACCCGGATTGACACGGCGACGCTACGCCAGGCGACCGAGGATGTGCTTGCCTTTGGAGTGGTCGTCTCGGAGCAGGACGCAGACCAGATCGAACGCACCAACGACGCGATCTCGCGTCTCGGCCTGATCTGGCGCGGGCTGTCAAACCAGCTTGCTGTCGCCGCTGCGCCATCCTTGGAAGCGGTCGCCAACGCCATGGCAGCTATTGCCAGCCGCACCGGACCGCTCGGGATCGCGATCAAGGCTCTGTTCGACAACCTCGGACGGCTGACCACCTATGCCGCGACATTCGCAGGCATCATGGCCGGGCGCTGGGTGGCTGGCATGGCGGTGGCGGCATTATCAGTGCGCGGGCTGGCCACAGCACTGGTATTCCTGCGCGGGGCCCTGATCCGGACCGGCATCGGCGCGCTGATCGTCGGCGCGGGCGAGCTGGTCTATCAGTTCACCCGGCTCGTCGAACGGGTCGGCGGCGTTGGAGAGGCGTTCCGGCTGCTTGGCGATCTGGCCAAAGAGGTCTGGTCGCGGATGGGGCTGGCGCTGGATGGTGCGCTGGCACAGATGGCGGCCGGTTGGGAGGGGCTGAAGGCAGCAAGTCTCACAGCACTTGAGGGCACCATCGCGGGCGTCGTCAGCTTCGGCGACCGGACCGCCGCAATCTTCCAAGGGGCCTATGATGCAGCCGTGGCGATCTGGGGCAGTCTGCCCGGTGCCATCGGTGACTTTGCCTTTCAAGCTGCAAACGGCCTGATCTCTGGCGTCGAGGCGATGCTGAACGGTGTCGTCACCCGGATCAACAGTTTCATCAACGGATTGAACGCCGCACTGGCGCTGCTGCCGGAATGGGCAACGGGCGAAGGTGGCGTCAGGATCGGCACGCTGGATCCGCTGGACTTGGCGCGGATCGGCAACCCGTTTGAAGGTGCGGCAACCGCAGCGGGTGCCGCCGCAGCCGATGCCTTCTCCGCCGCTCTGTCGCGCACGTATCTGGAACCGCCTGACCTCGGTCTCGGCACAATGGCCGACGACGCCCGCGCCCGCGCAGATGGCTACCGCGAAGCTGCAGGCATGCTGGCCGATGCCGCTGGTCGCCCACTGGCCAGCTGGCAAGCGCTGCGCGACGCGGTGACCGGCAGCGGGGCGGAGACTGAAGCCGCACTGGCCGATGCTGCGGCCTCGGCGGATGCGCTCGGGCTGGAATTGGACGAGACTGCTGCCGCTGCCGGTGGTGCAGGAGCCGCTGCCCGCGCAGCCGGGGCGGCAGCAGCCGAGGGCGCAGAACAGGCCGCAACAGGCTGGGCTGCCGTAACGGCTGCCCTCGCCGACTATGCCGCCAAGGCCCGCGACATTGGTGGCGATATCGGCCAGACACTGGTCGCCGCATTCCAGAGCGCCGAAGACGCGGTGGCCACATTTGTTAAAACCGGCAAGCTCGACTTCCGCGACCTCGTTACCTCGATGATCGCCGATCTGGCCAAGCTGGCGGCGCGGCGCTTCATCCTCGGGCCTATCGCCGATGCCCTGTCGGGCGCGCTGGGCGGTGCAGGTGGATTGTTCGCGGATATCCTGCATTCCGGTGGCGTGGTCGGATCGCCCGGTCCGGGGCGCATGGTGCCAGCCATGGCCTTCGCCGCTGCCCCGCGTATGCATTCCGGTGGCTGGGCCGGGATCAAGCCCGACGAGGTTCCTGCGATCCTCCAGCGCGGTGAGCGCGTGCTGTCGCGCCGGGAAGCGGCTGGCTATGGCCAAGGACAGAGCGCCGCCCCGAATATCTCTGTCACCATCAACGCTCGTGATGCCGAAAGCTTCCGGCAATCCCGCACACAGATCGCCGCCGATATCGCCCGCGCCGTGTCGCTGGGACGGAGGGGCATGTGATGGCGTTCCATGAAGTCAGGTTTCCCGACAACATCAGTCGGGGCGCGCGGGGTGGCCCGGAAAGACGCACGCAGATCGTCGAATTGGCGAGCGGTGACGAGGAACGCAATGCCAACTGGGCCAACAGCCGGAGGCGGTTTGACGTCGCCTACGGCATCCGCCGCGCTGACGATCTGGCGGCGGTCGTCGATTTCTTCGAGGCTCGCAACGGTCGCCTGCATGGCTTTCGGTACAAAGACTGGGCCGACCACAAATCCTGCCTGCCCTCGCAGGCGGTCGCCCCGACGGACCAGCCGATCGGCACCGGCAACGGCGCTGTCATTAGTTTCGCGCTCCTGAAACGCTACACCTCCAGCGCGCAAAGCTGGACCCGCGCCATAGCCAAGCCAGTCGCTGGCACCGTCCGTCTTGCCCTGAACGCCGTTGAGCAGATGACCGGCTGGAGCGTCGACACCGCAACCGGCAGTGTCTCTTTCGCTGCCCCTCCAGGCGCGGGTGTCGCAATCACGACAGGCTTCGAATTCGATGTGCCCGTCCGCTTCGACACCGACACGCTGGACGTGACCCTCGATATTGAGCGGCTCGGGTCAATCACATCCATCCCCCTGCTGGAGATCCGCAGATGAAATCCCTCTCCCCTGCGCTGCAGGCGCATCTGGACGATGGCACAACCACCTTGTCCTGGTGCTGGCGGATTTCGCGATCAGACGGCGTGGCGCTGGGCTTCACCGATCATGATCGCGCCCTCAGCTTTGACGACACCGAATTTGAGCCCGAAAGCGGGTTTGCCGCCTCGGAAATCCGCTCGGGCTCCGATCTGGCCGTCGATGCGCAGGATGCAACCGGCGTGCTGACCTCGGCCCGGATCACCGAGACTGATATCGTCGACGGACGCTGGGACAATGCCGCGGTGGAGCTGTGGCGGGTGAACTGGGCCGACACCAGTCAGCGCGTGCTGCTGCGCCGAGGTGCGGTGGGTCAAATCCGGCGCGGCCGCATGGCCTTTGTCGCCGAGGTGCGCTCGCTGGCGCATGTGCTGGGCCAGACCGTCTGGCGGACGTTTCAGGCGGGGTGCGATGCCCGCTTGGGCGATGCGCGCTGCGGGATCGATCTGGAAAACGCCATCTATAGGGGAACGGGTGTGGTCACTGATCTGCTGCGCGACCGGGCGTTCATGGCGTCTGGTTTGCCCGGCTTTAACGCTGGCTGGTTCACATCCGGAACAGTCACCTGGACCAGCGGTGCAAATGCCGCCCGGATCACTGAAGTACTGGCGCACGGCTTGGCCGATGCCATAGCGACCCTGACCATGCTGGAAGCCCCGGTGCGCGCCATCGCGGAGGGCGACAGCTTCGTGGCTCGGGCGGGCTGCGACAAGCGCATCGCCACCTGTGGAGCGAAGTTCGCCAACACCTCCAACTTTCGCGGGTTCCCCAACATCCCAGGGCAGGATGCCGTGTTGCGCTATGCCAGCCAAGACGGTGGTCATAAAGGGAGCGTGTTGTGATGACCGCTGATCCCGTCCTCGTTGTCGCCAAAGCGCGGTTATGGCTGGGCACACCCTATCACGACCAAGCCAGCCTGCGCGGGGTGGGTTGTGATTGCCTCGGGCTGGCACGCGGCGTCTGGCGCGAAGTGGTGGGCGATGAGCCTTTTCCGATCCCTCCCTACAGTCGGGATTGGGGCGAAACAGGGCCGCACGAGGTGCTGGCGAACGGTGCCGCATCAATGTTGATCCCGATTGCAATGAGTGATGTCGGTCCCGGCGCGCTGGTCCTGTTCCGCATGGCCCCACGCGCCATCGCCAAGCATGTCGGAATCCTGACCACCCCCGACCGCTTCATCCATTCCTATGAACGGCTTGGCGTCGTCGAGGAAATTCTGACCCCGACATGGCGGCGGCGTATCGCTTTCGCCTTCATGTTCCCCGAAAGCTGAGACCACAAACATGGCAACTCTTGTTCTTGGCGCCGTCGGCTCCGCGATTGGCGGCGCTTTTGGCGGTGCCATCCTCGGCTTTTCTGGTGCTGCCATCGGTGGCTTCATCGGCTCGACCATCGGGTCGGTCGTCGACAACTGGATCGTGTCGTCCCTCGCCCCCGCTCAACGCATCGAGGGCACGCGGCTGGATAGCCTGCGCATCACGTCCTCGACCGAAGGCGCAGTGATCCCGCGCCTGTTCGGTCGGATGCGCATCGGCGGCAACATCATCTGGGCCACCGATTTCCGCGAAGAGGTCAACA